CTCCTGTTTTCTATATCTCATCGTTACATCAACGTGTAATGAACTTGTATAGTTTCCACTTCCATCTGCTGATCCTGTCGTATCAAAGTAATTAAAAGCCGTATACTTAGAAGCATTAGCATTTGAAGTTAAAGGCTGAGAACCAGAAGATGTATGAGCTGTATTAACTCGGTAAATTTGTGTTGTTGATGTATCCTTCACTAATGCACCAATAGCATATGATGTACTGGCAGCCCAATTATTCAAAGTACCTGATGGCTTCACTGTTAATGTTACTGATCCAGTACTACCACTTGGAGTCATTGTTACTCCAGGAGATTGAAATGCATAGTATGGTTGATAGACCTGTTTGGAATCTGCTCTTTGGTCAAAAGAATAAAAAGATACTTCAAAAGTAGTTAAACTAGTTCGCACTAATTTGTATGGCATAAAAGTAATATGACATAGAAATAGAACATCACCAGATTGAGCATACGTTATTTCTTTTAGCTTAGAAGTAGCTAACGGAGTTGCTAAAGAAGTTCCATCTACATCTGTTGTTATAGTTTGTATCTTTGTTACTGCACCAGCAGAAGCATTCCCATTTGCTAAAAAATCTAATATGAATATTTCTATCTGACCAGCAGATAAAGCCACAATATATCTTTCATCATCACTAAAGATAAATGGAATGATCCTTATGTTTTGATCTGTACCTGATACAGTCTGACTAAACTCATAAAGATGCTTTGTCCCCGGTCGTTTAATTACACCACCTTCAGCTCTGAGTAGAAAATTCGTAACTTTTTGTGCAGAATTGGTGTAAACTGCTATGTCCGTTCTTCCTATCAAAGAAGGACTAATCTCTCCATATTGGAAATTAGTGAAAGGAATCCTGATCGTCTGCATTAACTTCGCCTTGAAGTAATAAATCTCGATGTTTCAAGCTTGCGTGTAGTCTGCTGTTGTGAATCTAGACTTCTTGCTTTCGCCATTGCAGCATCAGATCGTTGAGTCATTAAACTAGCCAGTGATGCATCCCTTGCTATTGAAGTAGCGAGAATAACTGACAAAGAAAACTCAACGGCTAAAGTAAAATAAGAAGGCCAGTTCTGTTCATCAGCTCTAAAGGTATAATCTGAAATAACTGTATCGGTTGTAGATGTATCTGCATAAACCTTATCTCCATAAACTTGATAATCAACTAAATTATCATTTACTGTTATCGCATGGAGCATAAGTAAATTACTAGGAAGCTGATAAGCTAAGTCATACCTTCCAGTTGGAGCATCTGTTAATTGATTTAAAGTAGCTTGATTAGTAGAGAATCTCCATCTTGTGTTACATAAAGCGGATTGAGCCACATCTTCATATAAGTTCACACAAACAAGAGCTTCAGTAGTACCATCATCAAAAGAACTAATTGGTTCAGCTCCAATAAGAATCAATGCTCTACTGCATATATCTAAAGGAGTATCTGCTGTGGTGCTTGTTAATGCCATATAATGTTAGGGGGAGCAAAGCTCCCCCTATCCTTTGTTTTAGTCGCCATCTGTTTCAGCGATAGCAGTACCATCCGATACGTCTACAACTGAACCAGTATTTGACAATACACTTACAAAACTAGTTGTAGGTACATTGGTATCTGAAACGATGATAACATCACGCACTGCAAGCATATTTGCTGCATCATTAAAATAACCAGCAGTATTTACAGTAGCAATAGCATCTGTTGTGGAGTACCACCACAGATTACCATTTGATGCACCAGCAAGACGAGTTAAACCAGAAGCAGAATAAGCCATGTTAAAAACCTCCTCTAACTGTTGTTATCAAGAACTTCGTAGATACCGTTGTCATCAATAACAACAGCACCCATTGACATCATTGAAGTTGTCAAATGTGCAGCTCTCTCAGGTACATAGTTAAGCTCGGTAGAAACATCAGCTCCAATTCCCAGACCTACGGAAGAGGAATGATAAGCCATATTCTTACCAGCAGTTACAGCCGATGTAGAGAAGATTTGAAAACCTAAAAAGTTCTTCATCGTCATCCCACCAGCAAATGGTAGATTTTGATCGCCAACATAATCCGAACTTGCAAACTCTTCAATTAAGAATAAATCTGCAAACCCTTTAGGATTCATAGCTAGGAAACGACCACCATCTTCTGGGATATCAGCAGCACCCATTGTTTCAAACAATGAGAGTAAATCTGCTTTAGCCAAAGCACTTCCAGTGTCGTGAATCTGTGTGCTGTTAGCACCAGCATCCATAGCAGTGATAAGAATCTCATCAGTCTTTCGACCTAGAGCAGCAGCAGCACTCTTTGCAACTGCTTGTCTCTCATCAATGTTAACTTTTAACTCATCCAACTTGTCGATATATTCAGAGGCATAGTAGTCAGCCATCGTAGCTTCAACAGTTGTATGAGCTAGTTCCATTGGAGTAACAAGTCCATTCCTAGACTTGGTACTCGCTGAGCCTGTACCAATCTTCTGAAAGCGAACAACGCTACCAGAAACATTGCCAACAGTACGAACCGTGTTACGCAGTTTAGATCCCATACGCTGATAGGCTAAATGCACTTCAGATTCAAACTGTTTTATAAAGGCTGTAGATATTGTGTTTGCCATGAGCAACACTCCCTTATAAAAGTTTCACCATTGTCTTTTCGGTTATCTGGTAGGATCACCTCAAAGCAATTATCCTTTTATAAAGGGTCGCTCAGTGCATTACAGGCCGTGACATTTCATTATAAATAATATTTTTAATTGAATTGCAACGAAAAAATTCAATAAAAATAAAACCATTGAGATCTATTTTACGCCCAAAAGTAAATCCACTATTCTCTAACCATTTCCTAGTAGCCATATTCTCAAGGGGAATAATGTTATGCAGTCGTGCGTAATCACCCTGTAAAAGATCAACCATCCACTTAGTATTTCTCGCAATTATTTTTCTACATTTCCTAATATTCCCAGAAGATAGCATCCAAACTCTGGCATAATCTGGCCTCCAAGAAGATACTGTCCCCATCATAGCAATAGGATTCTTTCTATATAAGAGTGTATAGGAAATAGAACCATCTTGAGTAAACGGATAAGCTAAAGCATATCTTGGCTCTACTCTCAGCATTTCTAATTCAACTAAATCTATATCTCTTAATCTGGGTGCTAGGTAATCAACATGATCCATAGTAGATTTAACTAGGCACAACCCATCGTCTTCTCTAATAATCATTGATCTGGATGTAATTTCGCCCATGCTTCATTTACTTGTTTAACAATATTAGGATCTCTTTTTGCTGGATTATGATACCTTTCGTCTTGCATCATACTCTCAATAGTTTCTTTATCTATTCTATTAGCTGGTTGCGTTTCAATACTAGAAGATGTTTTCAATGAATCCATAATAAGTTCTATAGCTTCTATACCTTTAGCACTATCAGCAAGGCCGAGAATAGGCTTAATTAAATCTTCGCCAAAGAATTGATTAGCCCATAGTTCTGCAGCTTGGATTCTTTCTTGTGCATTATCACCTAGCTTTTTAGTTTCTTCTTCTAAGTTGATTTCATTGCCAGTAAATTGATTGCGATATATTTCTATTCCTTTCGCAAACTCTTCTTGGCTCATGCCATTATCCCAAGCGAAATTAGACCACCAGCTAAGCATTTCATTTTCTGGAGCTAAGTCTTTATCAACACTATCAGGTAAAATATATTCATCTTTTGAAGCTGGCCTGTCCCTAAAAGCTATTTCCTGTTGTTCAGCATCCCAAGCTTTCTTATATTCTTCTTCTTTTTGTCCTATCTTTTTTTCCAAATGGGTATAGGATTCAGCAAAAGCTTCGGGAGTTTTAAATTTCTCAGGCAACCATTCTGGTCTAACAACCTGATCTTCAGCAGTAGCAAAATCTTTTTCTTCTTGTGGCTCTGCTTCAGTTGTCTCTTGACTTGTTTCTTTAATTAATGATTCTTCAGACATTATTTCTCACCTTTTCTCCATGATTCATTCTACGTTCTATTAATCCTACTAAATATCTTTGCCCTTCATGGTGACGCAATTCATGGTCACTAATGATCGGGCCATTTACAGACTCAATTGTTATACTGCGTAAATATTTTAGCGTTGCTTTACCAGAGGGCGTAGAAAATGTAGCTCGCATGTTACTGCTTAATTTCTCATCTTCTTCCCTGTTACGCTGTATCCCATCAAGTCCAATATAATTATTGTTGGACAAGCTGTTCTCCTTGTGGTTGTTGCATTTGTTGCATTTGTTGCATCTGTTGAGCTTGTTGCATTAACTTAACTAGCTCCTTTCTTTGAGCCTCATCTCTAATAAGAGTATCAGGAATATTAAATTTCTTAGCTAGATGAGCTGCAACTTCTTCCCCATTGACCAGTAGATTCATAACCTCAGGTCCAAATGATTGATTAACTAACTGCATCCATTGAGCAGTATTATTAATATCTTGCCTTGCTTGTCCTTGGCTAAGAGGAGATACTGACCTTACTTTAACTTGTCTGCCATTAACTGTAGGTATTGTGATCCTACCTTGTTTCTTTAATATGTATATTACCCTTTGTAATACTGGCTGAACTAACTCTGATTGAAGTCTTCCAAAAGCAGATCCAATTTGTCTGGACAAGTCAGCCATTCTTTCTGCTATTTCTGTTGCTGTTGCCGGAGTTTTATTAGGATCTCCAAGCATTTCATTAAATAAAGCTCTCTTAATATTTAATCGCATATCAGAGAGGATGAACTGACTAACATCAAAATTCCCTGCTGCCCTGATTGGTTGCAATCCAGCAGAGTTAGGAGCTTTAGGAATTACAGTACCAGGAACAAGACTAATAGTATCAGGGTTAATAATACCATCATCATCTAACTGGTATATCCCAGAGATCGCCATTTGAGCATTTTCTAAGACAAGCCTTACTGTAAGATTGGTGGTCTTAATCGCACTCAATGCATTAATAATCGGCCCTCTTCCATAAATTTCACCACT